AAGTCACCGCGTTCATTGAACTCGGCTACCACACTACATAAAATGGTGGGAGCTGTTGGAATTGAACCAACTTCTTCGCATCTTCAGTGCGACGTGAGGACCGCCTTCACCAAACTCCCATAAAATGTTTGATAATGTATATGGTTGGCTTACTCACTCTGCTCAATGCAAAGTGGTCGGACTTTGAACCCGTTACACGTCTTCCATGTGCCGTAAGATTTTAGAGACGAAAACACATACACTATCAAAATTAAAGGTCGAGCCAAGAAAAGTGGCTGTTGGTTATTAGCCAACCGTTTCATCGAATCCTACAGACTCGTTCTTTCGACCTAAATTGGTAGGCATGGTGGGACTCGAACCCACAAAATTTTCATTTTGAATGAAACACGGTTATCCAGTTACGTCACACGCCCATAAAATTTTTTGTCGTCTCACATGGAGATAAGTTTTTCCTGTTTGAGATTAAAACTACTTGCGGCCTATCAGTCCGCGTTTTTCGTTGACAAAATGGTGGCCATGGAGGGACTCGAACCCCCAACATTTACGTTCTAAGCGTAACACGACTATCCAGTTGCGTCACATGGCCATAAAATATTGCATAGAGTTTCACTTCAACAGTGACCCAACTCTATGCGACAACATATATAGTTGGGATTTGAACCCAAACTTTTGAGTCTATAGCCTCATAACGTCTGCCAATTGTCGTAACTATATATGTAAAATTGATTCGCATGGTTGGATTCGAACCAACGGCATGTGCTTTATCACACTTTTGCGGTGTCATTTACCATTATAGTGAGCACTGGTCTACCTCTGAACTACATACGAAACTGGTGCAGTAGGCGGGACTCGAACCCGCAGACCTCTTCGTTGGCAACGAAGCATTCTACCATTGAACTACTACTGCATATAAATTGGTGGAGACGATAGGACTCTAACCTATAGTTATAACTCGTTCGAAGCGAGGTCGGCTCTACTTTGCCAGCGTCTCCATAAAATGGAGCCAGATGCGAGAGTCGAACTCGCTTTTCAACTTTACAAGAGTTGCACATCACCACTTATGTTTATCCGGCGTAGAAATTTGGTAGAAGGAGAGGGATTCGAACCCACGGAAGCTTTCGCTTCGGGAGTTTAGTAAACTCCTGCTTTAAGCCACTCAGCCATCCTTCTATGTCTTAAAATGGTGGGCACGCTTGGACTCGAACCAAGGGTTATCCGAAGAGGGGACATTTACAGTGTCCTGCAATAGCCGCTATGCGACGCGCCCATAAAATAGTGGACCGTATAGGAATCAAACCTATCGACATTCTGTTCCATGCTTTAGCGTCATGTTGAATGTTTAACGTATCAACACCCGTAAGTGTTAAGATCAGTTTCGGTCCAAAAAATTGTCATTTGAGTCAACCTCAATTTCGCCAATGACGTGGCGTTTGCAAAATGGAGCGGCAGACAGGGATCGAACCTGCGACATCAAGTTTGGAAAACTCGCTCTCTACCAACTGAGATACTACCGCAAAAATTATTTTTTCTTCAAGAAATCTTCTGGTTTCTTGGCAAACTTCTTTGAAAGAAGTGTTATACCTTGAAGGATTTCTGGACTTATCACACCAGTTATACCATAACTGATTGCTTTTGTCAAGCTACTTACTTCAACTTGCTCTAAAATAAACCATGCTATCGTTGAACATATCGCCGCTGCGATGATTCGTTTGACTTGTTCACCATTAGTACGTTTTACACCATCCATGAAAGTTCTTGCTAACATACCCAGTGCTCCAATAAGAGCAACAATCCAGCCGCCTCTTAAAAACTCCATAAGTATATCTTTGTCTTCCATAATTTTTTAGTTAATTATAAATACTATACACATCTAACAAAACTTATGATTTATCTACAATTTTTTCACTTTTTAAATTTGGTGGTGCCGGTGGGACTCGAACCCACGTTGTTTGTATATCTGGTTAAGAGCCAGAGCTATTCGCCGCTATAGGAACAGCACCATTATAGTTTTTATTTATATAGTCGCAACTTGTTTAACGACTAGAAATTGTTTAGAGAAGGATGCTCATTTTACGATCCGTAAAGAATATAACATCCTTCTCCAACTTTATATTAAAAATAACATATCACTTCGGCCTCACAACAGATAAAACTTTCTCTGTTGATATTGATTCCCACAAAACGGTCGCTATCGCGCCGGTGGCTATTTTAGTGCTTCGGGGTGCATTTTTACCCATCTAAATTGTACTGTGAAAAAACTTGAAATTGATAACTTACTGCTAACTTCCCTAACTCTATTTACTTTTTATTATTTGTCAAACTTTTTTTACTAAATCTTCTAAAATAAAAAACCCACCTCTTTTTAGGAAGGTGGGGCATTTTAGGTTAGATTTTTTATAATCTCCGTTATGCCACACCTTTCATATCACGACCTTCATTGGCTCCTAGTGTCGGTTGCGCAATAAAGCACAAGCTCCAATAGGAGTTTAAATTTTGCGATTTATGTGAAACGTTGTTCATGATTTGATGCTTTGTTATTTAATAAATACAACTATGTAATCAAAAAAATCAAATGTCAATCGTTTTTTATTAAAAAAGTGATATTTTTTCACTTTTTTTGTTTTTATACTCAAAAATAATGGTTTATTTGCTGGTTGCTCTAAAAACTCCGTCCCAATTTTCATCAAGATTGCTGTTTCGTAGCCCTTCTATTCTTTCTATCATCATCTCATAGTATTGCACGAGTTCTTTATTGTGCTTCATTAACACATTTGCTGTGCTGATAGCTTTGTCCCAATTCTGTGCTCTGTATTGGTTTAGAAATTCTGAATGTACCGAGGGTATAACGCTCCGAGAAGATATTTCTTGATTTTCCAATATCGTATAAATTTGTACACCTTGTTTCTTTCCTTTTACCGCGATGCAATCTAATTCAACGCATCTATATTCATCTTTTATCAATTCATATGTTCTTGGTCCAATGATAATACGAACACCATATGATTTACTTTGACCTTCAAGACGAGAAGCTAGATTAACATGGTCGCCGAGACAGGTATAATCAAATCGTTGGTCCGACCCCATGTTTCCTACTACAACATCTCCGGTGTTTATACCTAGCCCCATTCCAAATGCAGGGATACCTTCGACTTTTATCTCGGCGTTGAAGTTGTCTAACTCTTTTAGCATAGACAACGCAGTTTTGGCAGCATCTTTAGCATGGTTTGGATTGTCCAAAGGAGCATTCCAAAAAGCCATCTGAGCGTCGCCGATATACTTATCTAAGGTTCCATCATTTGCTAGAATAGCTCTGGTCATAGCAGTCATATATCTATTCATTATAGATGTAAGTCCTTGAACATTTCTTCCATAGTGTTCAGATATAGCTGTAAATCCCCGCACGTCTGTAAACATTATGCTTAATTCTTTTTCATCGCCGCCAAGTTGTAGCAAACCTGGATTCTTTTGTAGTTTTTCAACAAGTGCGGGTGCTAGATATGTACCAAATTGTTTCTTGATTTGCATCTTGAGTTTAAACTCCATTACAAATCTCATGAATATTGCTCCAACCCACGGTAAAAATGCTGCCATCAATGGCCATGTATAATCTACTAAGTATCCGCTGTTTCTAAATAAGTAAAATCCCGAAACCACAATAGCAGTGGTTAATATTTTTAACAGTGCCGCGTTCCAAACATATCCAAGATATGCCGCAGATGTTACTAAAATCAATCCAAGTGTTATACCAACGGCTAGTTCATATAAATCAAACTCTGCTTTTCTTTCTAGTCTATTTCCATCAACAAGCATTTGTAGTGTTTGCATACTTACTTCATGACCATATGCTATTCCAACAGGTGTAGCTACAGTATTACTTAATCCCTCGGCAGTTAGTGCAATAACCACAATCTTTCCTTTTACTTTTGACCAATCATTGTCTGTATATGACATTGTATCAAACTTATACTTGAAATTTATCCACACTCTACCATTGGCATCTGTGTTTATTGGATTTGTACCTTTTACTCTAACCGCTTGTATACCTGCTTCATTAATTTTTGCTTGATAACTTGGTTCTCCACTAAAAACACGAAGTACTTCTAATGATAGTGTTGGATATGTTTCTTTTTTAACTTGAATTATTAAAGGTAAGCGACGAACTACTCCATCAAGTTCAGGTGCAGTTAACAACATACCAACTCCAGCCGAAGATTCTCCGATTTCTTTTACAGGTCCAATTGCATTTGGATAGTCATACAACCACCCATCAGATTGACCTCCCACAGTTGCTAGTCCTCTTGGCACTGGAACTCCTTTGCCTTTTACAGATGCCGATTGTGATGTAATCACGGGAACTTTTTGTAGCATATCTACAAATTCAGCATCACCGCCCATTCTATCTTTTTCTGCAAATATAATAGGAAGCACTACAACGGCTGCTTCATTTTCAAATGCTTTCTTGATACCATTTGCCAGTTCTGTTCTTGGCCACGGCCATTGTCCATTCTTTTCTAAACTAGCTTCATCTATCTCTATAACCACAACATTATCACTATCAACTTTAGTTTGAGTGCGTTGATAATAGTCCAACCCTTTTAGGCGTATAACTTCAATTGGATATGGGTCTATTACGCGAAGTGCGACTAAACTAATTAGTATCAACAAGCCAACACCAAATAGTTTTATCAGATATTTTTTCATCTTTGTATGATATTAACTTTCAACTTAGATCCGTAATTTAATGGATACTCTTTTGTGCTATCTTTATCTGTAACTGTAAAAGTAGCGTTCGTATCTACCTTGACTTTGTAAAAAATCACTCCGCTATTGTTGACATACAAAATAGCACTTGTACCATCTGTAGTAAAACCGGTGTTTACTGTTGATGTTGGCAATGTTATTGTAGGAATAGCGGATGCTATCGTCGCATTCACTGTAGCAACTTTTGTAGATATTGCCTCGATTATAGATTTGTTTACTTCTGGTTGTAATTTGTTTATATCTAAAGATACAGATGCTAGTGTAGCTGACGCTTCTTGCGGCTGTGTAGATGCAGCAGATTGTGTCTCTTCTGCCGGTGCCGAGCTTGTTGATGTGTTGTCAACTTGAGCAACCGACGTTGATTGTGAGTTTGAATTTCCAGATGATGCCGCTTTTGATTCCGATTTTGTTCCTTTTTTGTTGGATGAATCGTCCGACGAATCTTTACTTATCTGTACAGG